ATGCGACCCGACGCCGATCCCGCCTTCCTGACCACCGCCGAGCGCTTCCGTGAGTTGGCCGGCATCCTGGCCGTGGGCATCCTGCGCCTGCGCGACCGTGCCGCGCTCGCCGCCGATCCGGGCGAACATCCCGCCCCAGAAAATCCAGAGAAAACCGGCGACAGTTGCCTTGAGCTTTCGGGGAAAACCGTGCTCAGTGTCCACGGTGGTTAACCGTTTCCGAAACTCCGAGAAAGGAGCACCGCATGGACCTGAACATCGGCAAAGAGCTGGCCGCGCTAAAGCGGCTGACCGTGAAAGAACTGCGGGCGAGGTACGCCGAGGTCTTCGGCGAGGAGACCCTCGCCCAGAACCGGGCCTGGCTTGTCAAGCGCATCGCCTGGCGGCTGCAGGCGCTGGCCGAGGGCGACCTGTCCGAGCGTGCCCGCCGCCGCGCTGCCGAGCTGGCCAATGACGCCAACATCCGCATGAACCCGCCCATCGCCAAGCCGGTCGCCGCCACAGCGGAAACGATGACCAGGACGCGCTCGCTGCGCATCCAGCCGGACGACCGCCTGCCGCCGCCGGGCACGGTCATCACTCGGCGGTACAAGGGCGAGGTGCTGCAGGTGAAGGTGCTGCCGCACGGCTTCGAGTACGAGGGCGAGGTCTACGGCTCGCTCAGCGCTGTGGCCAAGGCAATCACCGGCTCACACTGCAACGGCTACCTCTTCTTCCGCATGGGCGAGAAGGGAGGTAACTCATGAGGCGGAATCACAGGAACGGGACGCCGGCTACTCTGCCGATCGTCCGCTGCGCCGTCTACACTCGCAAGTCCACCGAAGAAGGGTTGGAGCAGGAGTTCAACTCGCTCGACGCCCAGCGCGAGGCGGGCGAGGCGTTCATCAAGAGCCAGGCCAGCGAAGGCTGGACGTGCCTGCCCGACCGCTACGACGACGGCGGCTGGAGCGGCGGCAACATGGAACGGCCGGCCCTCCAGCGCCTTCTGACCGACATCGAGGCGGGCAAGATCGACTGCGTGGTGGTCTACAAGGTGGACCGCCTCAGCCGCAGCCTGCTCGACTTTGCCCAGATGATGCAGACGTTTGACCAGCACCAGGTGTCGTTTGTCTCGGTCACGCAGCAGTTCAACACCGCGACCTCGATGGGCCGGCTGGTGCTGAACGTCCTGCTCTCGTTCGCCCAGTTCGAGCGCGAGATCATCTCTGAACGGACGCGCGACAAGATTGCCGCCACGCGCCGCAAGGGGAAGTGGGCCGGCGGCCATCCCATCCTCGGTTACGACGTGGACCCGCACGGCTTTCGGCTGGTCGTCAACGAGGCCGAGGCCGAGCGCGTGCGGGTCATCTTCAAGCTGTACCTCCAGCACGAGTCGTTGCTGGCGGTGGTGCAGGAGCTGGAACGCCTCGGCTGGGTCAACAAGCGCTGGCAGACGCGAAAGGGACGCATGACCGGCGGGCAGCGCTTCACCCGGACCAACCTCTACCGGCTGCTGACCAACGTCGCCTACATCGGCAAGGTGCGCTACAAGGACGAGGTCCACAACGGCGAGCACCCCGGCATCGTGGACCCCGGCATCTGGCAGCGCGTGCAGGCCCTGCTCGAACGCAACGGACGCACGGGGGGAGCGCCGGTGCGCAACAAATTCGGCGCCTTGCTCAAGGGCATCATCCGCTGCGTCCCCTGCGACTGCGCCATGACGCCGTCGCACACGACCCGCAACGGCGGCAAGCGCTACCGCTACTACGTTTGCTGCAGTGCCCAGAAGCGCGGCTGGGACACCTGCCCGTCGAAGTCGATCCCCGCCGGTCAGATCGAGGACTTCGTGGTCGAGCAGATCAAGTGCATCGGCCGGGACCGGGCCTTGCTCGAAGAGGTCCTCGACCAGGCCCGCCGGCAGGACGACGCCCGCGCCGCCGAGTTGGAAGCCGAACAGCGCGGTCTGGAGAAGGACCTATCGCACTGGCACGGCGAGCTGCGGAGCCTGTCGGCACAGCTGCGGCCGGGCGACGACAACGGCTCGCTCATCGCCCGGCTCGCCGACCTGCAGGAGCGGATCGGCGTGGTCGAGGGGCGAGTGCGGAAGATCCGCGAGCAGATTCACACCATTCATCACCAGTTGCTCCACGAGGACGAGGCCGCCCAGGTGATGTCCATCTTCGACCCGGTCTGGGGCTCGCTGACGCCGCGCGAGCAGGTGCGTGTCGTCCAGCTCCTCGTCGAGCGGGTGGACTACGACGGGGCCCAAGGCAAGGTGTCCATCACCTTCCGCTCCACCGGCATCAAGACACTGGCCGAAGAGCTGGCCGATGACCGAAAGGAGAAACGTGCATGACCGCCGCCGTCACCATCGAGCGCGAAATCCACTTCCACCGACGTGGGCAAGGTAGCCGCAAGGAGCTGCGCGATGGCCCCGCGCCAGAGCGCCCGGTTGAGCCGGGTCGGGTGCCGCGCGTCGCACGTTTGATGGCGCTCGCCATCCGCTTCGACCGGTTACTCCGCGATGGCGTGGTCGCCAGCTACACCGAGCTGGCCGCGCTCGGTCACGTGACGCGGCCGCGGATCAGCCAGATCATGAACCTGCTCCAGCTGGCCCCCGACATCCAGGAGGACATCCTCTTCCTGCCGCGGACGGTTCGCGGCCGCGACCCCTTGCAGCTGCGCCAGCTGCAACCGATCGCGGCCGTTCTTGACTGGCGCAAACAACGGCAGCTGTGGCGCGAGTTTGTGCAGTAAGCCAAGGCCGAGTAAATCGTTACAACTCCTTCGACCCGCACAGGCAAGTCGTTTTCGTTGCCATTCTCTTGCTGCCGGCATGGAACATATACTATACTTGCGTACACTTTAACCCGGGCGTGGGCTCCTCCCAGCCTGCCCGCGCCAATGGTTCGTCTTCCATTGTTCCATGCATCGAGGTGACACATGGCAACCTTTCGACTCCGACGCTTCTCCAACCCGGAGGTCCTTCGGGCCATCGCACCGAGGAGGCTGATCGCCTTCCTCCAGCCGCACCGCGCCTTCTTCGAGGCACGCGGCCTCGTCTTCCCGCGCGCCCCCAGCACAGGCCCGATTGACTACGAGGCGCTGGTCGGTCTCTTCATGGACCCGGGAGCCGGCCTGCCCAAGGAGCTGCTCGACGCGCTCTTCCTCGTGGACGAGATGGCGACGCCACACGGCATGGACGCCTTGCTCAACGCTCCTGGCCTCTCTCTGGAAGAGAGCGACGACGACTCGCCCGCCGACATCGCCGTCCAGACCTGGCTGCTGGACCGGCAGCTCCTGGAAAGCAAGCACGCCGAGCTATTCCTCGTCCGGCCGCGCTCTTTCGAGTGCTACCAGACCGCCAGGGCCAAGGTCCCGCCCTTCACGTTGCCGGATGTTGTCGCCTGTGGCAATCTCGAACGCGACCTGGATGACTGGTTCGAGGCGAAGAAGCGCGGCCGGGGCACGCGCGTGTTCGTCTACCCGCGCGAGGACGGCATCTGGTTCCTGGTCCGCCACGGCGAGCCGTTCCAACGCGAGGAGAGCCTCAATGGCTCCGAGACCGCCAGTATCTGCTACCGGCCTCTGAAGTACGATGTGCTCGTCTACCAGCCGGGGATCGGCGAGTTGCGGATCAACGCTCGCTCCAAGGGCGAGAAACGCCTCTACCGTAGCCTGTTCGGCACGCACCTGTTCGGCGACGAGGACTTCTTCCCCGGCGACAGCAAGTACACGCTGGAGCCGCTGCTTACCCGCGGCGAGGTAGCGCTGACCTGCGTGGACGTGCCCGGCATGGAATGGGTCCGGCTCCGCGAGGCGCACTTCTTCCTGGGCGGCCCCTCCAATGAGGTCGAGGTCCACCGGGCCGACGACGTCTTCGCGGCGTTCAGGTCGCGGGACGGCAAACCGCCCGTGGGGCGGATCATCCGCGCGGTCTTCCTGGTGAAGTTCACCGACTCCAAGCGGCCGCGCTCGGTGACGATCCGGCCGTCGAACATCGCCCAGTATACCCGTGACGACGATGCAGAGCTGGTCGAGCAGTGGCTTGCGCGGCGCGGGTTCATCCTCGCGGGCACCAATTCGGGAAAGGGGGTGAGCCATGCGACTCTGGCAAGCGCTTGAGGCCATGCCCGGCCCGGCGGCGGTGCTGGCCGAGTGGCGCCGGCTCGCTGGCGAGGAATTGAACCTGCTCACGCCCTATCTCCAGCCGCGGCAGCGATTGGCGGCCTCCTATCCGCGCCTGGCCGGCGGCGAGCCAACGTACCCGTATGAGGTCGTCGAACACGGGCCGGACGACTTCGTCGGCATCTGCCCCGAGACGGAAGACCGGATCGTGCTCACCCGGAACGACCTGATCGTCTACGAGCTGGACTGGCCCCTGTTCCTGGCCGACATCGCGGCCGCGCTGGGCTTCCAGCGCCGGGCAGCCGACCCGGACGGGCTGCCGCCGCTGACACGCCTGGTCGGCGATTACCGGCCGACCGCGGGCTACTCGTTTCCGGCCTACCTGACCGTTCCTCTGGAGGCCCGTGGACTGACGAGCGCCGTCTGCATGTTGGTCTCAATGAGTGATGACGCGCTCGTCCTGCTGACACCGACCCGACACTGGCTGCGCCCGGACGCACAGCAAATCCTGGAGCGGAAGCGGTGCTGCTTCCTTCCGCTGGAGGATTCCCTCGCTGCGACGGGACTGAGGCAGTGGCAGGCCACGGACGCGGCCGTTCAGGCTTTGCGCGACTTCACCAGTCTGCACCTTCCATCAACCGAGGCGGCTAACGGGGCGGTGTTCTTCCCCACCCCGGCTGGCATCGGCTGGAGCGACCTCATCATTCGCTTCGTGGACGGGCACTCGGTTTCGGTCGCTGCGGGCGAGGTCACGCGAACCCTCCACTACGCCCAGATGGGCATGGCCGACGGCCGCAACGCCAGGCCGGACAGGCAGTGGGAGTTGCTCCGCGCCTTCGCCCAGGGCTACGGCACGCTGACATGGAAGAGCCGGGACGCGGACCGGAGGAACCAGAAGCGCCGCGAGTACCTGGCTCGCGACCTGAAAGCGTTCTTCCGTATCGACGGCGAACCGATCGTGCTGACCGAAGACGGCAAGGGATGGCGCACCGTCTTTCGCATCGAGGCGGACGGCTGACGCGGACTGGCCCAGCGATTTTTCGCTGGGCTTTTTTGTTGACCCGCTAAGTTTTTTCGGCTTTTTGCCCGCTCCGCATCTCCTTGTTCTCCTTTCAGTTGCATCAACGCTGCTTGTGAGCCTGGCCGTCATCCCGGCCCCGCCAGCGATTTCTCGACAGTCGGGGGCGACGGGTCTGGCGACACCGCTTTTCCTTCCCGCAACGGCGGGCCGAAGTCACGGGCACCACTCACGCCGGACCTGTCGCCCGTGGGCTTACTATGGCCCCGACTTTTGGAGGTCCGGCATGCCAATCCCCATGTCCAAGGCGGCTCTGTCTCCGGCGCGGCGCCGGCTGGTCGAGCTGCTCCAGCAACTCAACTTCGGTCGCGTCGAGGGCCTGAGCATCCTCGACGGCGACCCCATCTTCGACCCGCCGCCGCGCCTCGTGCGCGAGGTCAAGTTCGGCGGCGAGAACGGCTCGCGGCCCGAGGCTGCCGCGGCCAACTTCCCGCTCAAGTCCCAGGTCATCGAGCTGTTCGCCCACTTCGACGAGATCGGTGACGGCACCATCGACGTGCTGGAGGTCAAGCACGGCCTGCCCTTCCGCATGGTCGTCGCGGAGGCCGCCGCCTGACCGCGGGCTCGGCCCCCGCTCGGACAACAACGTTCTTTAACCATCACCTGACATTTTGCCGGCCGCGAAGCGGAGGCGATTGTGGGCGACGCCGGTCCAGGCGCACCGCATCGCCTCCGCTTCGCGTTGGCTTGCCTCTCCTCGCCGGTCGTCGTGGCCCACGCCTGCTCTTCCGCGGCCGGGAGGAGCTTCCCTGTGATTCATGACGACAAGATCGTTCTCGACCGTTTCTGTTGGGGCATCATCCGGCGCAAGGCCCGGCAGATGATCGGCCGCGCCGGGATCAAGAAGCAAGACTACGAGGACCTTGTGCAGGAGCTGATGCTCCGGCTGCTCAGGAGTCTGCGGCTGTTCGACGCGGCCCAGGCCGACCGCAAGTCGTTCGTCACCGCGGTTGTCGAGCGCAATGCCGCCAAGATCCTCCGGGACCGGCGGGCCAAGAAGCGCGACGGCGGCCGGGTCGAGTCGCTCGACGTGCTGCTGGAGAACCTGGACGAGGAGCCGACCGACCTGGCCGTCGATGACCACGCGGCCGAGCAAACGGACCTGGCCATCGACGTGGCGGACCTGCTCGCCCGGCTGCCCGCCGAACTGCGCGACCTGGCCGAGCGGCTTCAGAGGCAAACGCTGTCCCAGGCCGCGCGCGAGATGGGCGTCGCGCGTTCGACCTTGCAGCGCCGCGTCGCGCGCCTGCGGCGCCACTTCCAGGATACCGAGCTGCGGAATTATTGCTGAGCCATGCGTCAATTCCGCCGCCAACTGGAAAGCTCTTCCTGTAGGGGGTTGTTTCCTCGCCAAGGGGCCGCGATGACGAAGGAACTGTACCGCTACGCTTTCCATCCGCACGTGCCGCTCGAAGAGATCGCGGCCTCACTTCTCCTGGCCGTCTGGGGCGCCGTCAGTCTGCACGGTGAGGACCGCGTCGCGGCCGACGCGACCCACTCCCTGGACCCGCACCGGCGTGCCTGCGTCATCGACGCGGGCACGCCGGCCGGCCGCGACCTCAACCGTCTGTTCGCCCACTTCGTCCGCCGGGAGTTGAGCGCGGACTCCTACCGGGTGGACCGCATCGTTACCGACACCAACCACGCAATCGCCGAGGCATACACATGAACCAAACCCTGGCCTGGAAGCGCTCGAAGAACGGCACCGCCGGCCGGCTCGATCCGCTGGCCTTCCTGATCCGTGAGCCGGCCGAGGTTTATCACGCCAGGTCGAAAGAACACCTGACCAGCCACGGCCTGGCTGACTTCCGCGAGAACCCGCTCTTGTATCGCAAGCGGCAACTCGGCCTCGTCGTCGAGGAAGACCGGCCAGCCTTCCAGGTCGGCCGGGCCGCCCACACCCTCATCCTGGAAGGGCGCGACGCCTACCGGCGGCAGTATGCCTTCGGCGGGCCGACCAATCCGGCGACCGGCAAGCTCTTCGACAGCCGTTCCAAGGCCTACCAGGAATGGGCCGAGCGCCAGGCCAAGCCGGTGCTGACCGACCGCCAGGCGGTCCTAATCGAAGAGCTGGCCGCTGCTGTCCAGCGCCATCCCGCTGCCGGCGAACTGCTCGCCGAGGGCGTGCCCGAGGGCGTCATCCGCCGCGACTATTGCGGTGTCCCTTGCCAAGCCAGGTTCGACTGGCTCAATCCCGTCAAAGGCCTCGTCGATCTCAAGACCTGCGATCACCTCAAGTACCTCGAAGCCGACGCCCGGTCGTTCGGCTACCTGCACCAGCTCGCCTTCTATCGCGCCCTGCTGGCGCTGGAGACCGGCGAGTTGCTCCCGGTCTACCTGATCGCCGTCGAGAAGCGCGAACCATACCGCTGCGGTGTCTGGCGGATCGACCCGGGCGTCCTGGCTGTCGCGGAGCAGGACAACGAGGCCGCCCTGGAGCGCCTGGTGCGCTGCCGGCAGCTCGACCACTGGCCCACCGGCTACGAGGAACTGCGCGTTTTCGACCACCTATGAGGCCGGAGGCTGCAGGCTGGAGGAAGACAAAGCTTTTCTGTTCGCCTCTGGCCTCCAGCCTCACGAGGAACCGAGCATGAGTCTGTTGTCACAAGTCCAGAGCGGCAAGCGCATCGCTCCACGCCGCCTGCTGCTTTACGGCACCCACGGCGTGGGGAAGGCCCAACCGCTGACGGCGAAAGTCCTCACCCCTACGGGTTTCGTGGAGATGGGACAGCTCCACGTCGGCGATCAGGTCATCGGCTCGGGCGGACGCCCGTGCACGGTCCTCGGCGTCTATCCCCAAGGGGTCAAGGAGGTTTTTCGCGTCACGTTCCGCGACGGCTCGGCCACGGAGTGCTGCGATGACCACCTCTGGTTCACCACCACCGACAACGAACGCGCCCGCGGCCTGGGTGGGGCAGTGCGGACGTTGCGGGACATCCGTCAGTCACTCCGCTGCGGGACGCGGTTCAACCACGCCGTACCCCGTGTCCGGGCGGTCGAGTTCGAGGCCAAGTCGCTGCCTGTCGATCCGTGGCTGCTCGGCGTGTACCTGGGGGATGGGCATACCGACACCCATGCCATCATCACCAATCCCGAGGCCGACATCCAAAAGCGGGTCCGCGCGACGGTGGCCACCCAAGGAGACCAGGTCCAGATTTACGACCGGATACGTTTGCGGCTGGTCTCACCCAACCGCAAGGGTACTGATTTCAAGGCCGCGCTCGTCCAGCTTGGCTTGGCCGATGCGGTGGCCAAGACCAAGTTCGTGCCGCCGGAGTATCTGCTCGGTTCCGTGGACCAGCGCTTGGAATTGTTGCGGGGCCTGATCGACAGCGACGGGTACGTCACCAACCCTGGCTCGGTGGAGTATTCCACGGTCAGCCCCCAGTTGTCTCGCGACTTCTGCTTCCTCGTCCGGTCCCTCGGCGGCTCGGCGCGTGTGGTGACGAAACGCGGAGCGTACACCAAGAACGGCGTGAGGCACGACTGCCAACTCGTTTACCGGATTTACGCCTCCTTCCCGCCGGAGATCACGCCGGTTTCGTCCGCGAAGCATCTGGCGAAATGGGGTCAAGCGAAATGGCGCATTCTCCACACCATTCGGGACGTGGAGTCTGTCGGCCGCAAGGAATGCCGGTGTATCCGCGTCGATGCGCTCGACTCGCTCTACGTCACGGACGACTTCATCCTGACCCACAACAGCACCTTCGGCTCGCAGGCCCCTAAGCCGATCTTCGTCCAGACGGAAGATGGCCTGGGCGAGATCGATTGCGACAAGTTCCCTCTGGCCCTGTCTTACCCGGAAGCGCTCAAGGCGCTGGAGGCGCTCTACACCGAGCCGCATCCCTACCGCACGGTCGTCGTCGATTCGCTCGACTGGCTGGAGAGGCTGATCTGGTCCGAGGTCTGCCGCCAGCGCTCCGTCGAGAACATCGAGGACATCGGCTACGGCAAGGGCTACGTCTTCGCCTTGACGCTCTGGCGCGAGTTCCTCACCGGCCTGGACGCCCTGCGCAACGACCGCGGCATGACCGTTGTTCTCATCGCCCATTCCCGCATCGAGCGCTTCGAGAACCCCGAGACCGACAGCTACGACCGCTACGTGCCCAGGCTGCACAAGCTGGCCTCGCAGATCATCCAGGAGTGGTGCGACGAGGTGCTGTTCGCCACGTACAAGGTTTACACCAAGCAGACCGACGAGGGCTTCAGCCGCAAGAAGACCAAGGGCATCGGCACCGGCGAGCGCGTCCTGTATACGACCGAACGCCCCTCTCACGTCGCCAAGAACCGCCTCAATCTGCCGGACGAGGTGCCATTGGACTGGCACGCTTACGCTTCGTTTTTCCACCAACCCCACACACAGAATGGAGGACCAACCAATGGCTGACCTGCACGGTTTCAACGCGAACGAAGTCGATCCGACGACCGACCTGGAGCCGATCCCCGCCGGCAAGTACCTGGCGATGATCACCGACAGTGAGATGAAGCCGACCAAGAGCGGCGACGGCCGCTACCTGCAGCTGACCTTCCAGGTGCTGGAGGGGACGTACAAGAACCGCTTCGTCTGGGCGCGGCTCAACCTGCACAACGCCAACGAGACGGCGGTGAAGATTGCCCGTGCCGAGCTGTCGGCCATCTGCCGGGCGGTAGGCGTGATGATGCCCAAGGACAGCTGCGAGCTGCACAACCTGCCCTTGGTCATCACGGTCAAGCTGAAGAAGCGCGAGGACACCGGCGAGCTACAGAACGAAGTCCGCGGCTACGCCAGGAAGGAGGCGGCTTCGGGCCAGCCGCAGCAGGCGGCTTCCAACGCGCCTCCCTGGCGGCGCGGTTGAACATTACCTCTGCGACCGCGGCACGATGTCGGGACAGGACACACACACTTTCTGCCTTAAAGGGTCCGCTTGTCGGTCGTGCCGTGGTCGCTTTCCTTTTTCTGTCGAGGGCCGGGATGCTGACCCTGGAACTGCCATTTCCTCCAAGTCTGAACCACTACTACCGGCACCTCGGCCATTGCACGCTGATCAGCAAACGCGGCCGTCAATATCGCCAGGCCGTCATGGCGGTGCTCTCGGCCCTGAAACTGCAGCCGCTCGCCGGACCGCTGTCGGTGGTCATCGAGCTGTACCCGCCCGATCACCGCAGGCGGGACATCGACAACGCCCAAAAGGGACTTCTTGATTCCATTGCCCACGGAGGCGCCTACCGCGATGACAGCCAGATCGTCCACCTGGAAACCTGGAAATGCTCCCCGGTGCGAGGAGGAAAAGCCATCGTGCGCATCAAAGAGCTTGCCTGTGGATGACGAACCAAGCGGATGGGCCGGCGAGGGCGACTCGTTGCGTGGTGATTCGTTCTGGCATCTGTGGCTTGACCTTGGCGGAGAAGGATGAACGGGCCGCTCATGATCCTGCGTCCTTACCAACGTGAAGCCGTCGAAGCCGTCTACGCTTACCTGCGCTCGCAGGACGATAACCCGTGCGTCGTCATTCCGACCGCGGGCGGCAAAACGCCGATCATGGCGACGATCTGCAAGGACGCGGTGACGCGCTGGAACGGCCGGGTGCTTATCCTGGCCCACGTCAAGGAGCTGCTGGAGCAGGCGGCGGACAAGTTGCGCCAGGTCTGTCCCGAAGTCCGCTTCGGCGTTTACTCGGCGGGCCTCAAGCGCCGCGACACCACGCACCCCGCCATCGTCGCCGGCATCCAGTCTGTCTACCAGCGGGCCGAGGAACTCGGTGCGTTTGACCTAATACTCGTTGACGAGGCCCACCTGATCCCGGCCGACCGCGAGGGGATGTACCGGACCTTCCTGGCTGATGCCAAAACCAGAAATCCGCACCTGCGCGTCATCGGATTCACGGCGACGCCGTATCGCTTGGATTCCGGGACTATTTGCGGGCCCGACAAGCTGCTGCAATCGATCTGCTACGAAATTGGCGTGCGCGAGCTGATCGTCCAGGGCTATCTCTGCCCGCTGGTCACCAAGGCCGGCAAGACGCGGGCGGACACCAGCGGCCTGCACGTGCGCGGCGGTGAGTACGTCGCCGGCGAGGTCGAGGACCTGATGGACCAGGATGCCCTGGTGCGGGCCGCCTGCGCCGAGATCGTCGAGCAGACCCGCGACCGCCAGGCGGTCTTGATCTTCGCTTCAGGGATCAAGCACGGCGAGCACGTCGTGCGGGTGCTGAAAGAGCAGCACGGCATCGAATGTGCCTTCGTCAGCGGCGAAACGACTGATGGTGAACGGGACCGGCTCATTGCCAGATTCCGCCAGCAGGAGTGGGCGCGTCAGCTTCAGATCGATTTTGGAGCAAACGCCGCCGAGCCGCTGAAGTACCTGTGCAGCGTCAACGTGCTGACCACAGGTTTCGACGCGCCGAACGTCGATTGTGTGGTCCTGCTGCGGCCGACGCTGTCACCGGGCCTCTACTACCAGATGGTCGGCAGGGGCTTCCGGCTGCACCCCGGCAAGCAGAATTGTCTCGTGCTGGACTTCGGCGGCAACGTATTGCGGCACGGTCCGGTAGACGGGATCAAGGTCAAGGAGCGCACCCTTGGCGGCAGCGGACAGGCCCCGGCGAAGGAATGTCCCGAATGTCATTTGGTCATCGCCGCCGGTTACGCACGCTGCCCGGACTGCGGGTACGAGTTCCCGCTGCCCGAGCGCGGCAGGCACGATGCGAAGGCAAGCAGCGCAGGCATCCTCTCCGGGCAGGTGACGATCACGAAGCATGTCGTGCAAGATGTGTTCTACACCGTCCACAAGAAGCGTGACGCACCGGACGACGCCCCGAGAACCATGCGGGTTGATTACAAGGTCGGCTGGCACGAGTACAAGTCGGAGTGGGTCTGCTTCGAGCACACCGGCTACCCCCGACAGAAGGCGGTCGCCTGGTGGAAGCAGCGCTCGCACGAGCCGGTGCCGGAGACGGCCGAAGAAGCGGTTGCCCTGGCGCAAAACGGACGCCTGGCTCCCACGCGCGAGATCACCGTCCGCAGCGTCACGGGTGAGGACTTCGACCGGATCATCGGCTACGAGCTGGGCGACATCCCGCCGGCGCTTGACGACCAGGACGCGCCTGCCGACGCCCTCGATTTCCCATTCGGTTACAACGCGGTCACCGCGGAGGAGGAGATTCCGTGGTGACCCCTGACGATCTGCTGGCGGCTGCTCTCCGCTATGCCGAGCTGGGCTACCGGGTCTTCCCCTGCGCGCCGGGCGGGAAGGCACCGCTGACCGAACACGGCTTCCACGATGCCACAAGCGATGCCGAGCAGATCGAGCGCTGGTGGATGCAGCATCCGAACGCCAACATCGGCATTCCGACCGAGGGCTTACTGGTCATCGACATCGATGGCGACAGCAACCGCTGGCCCAGCGACCCCGAACGCAGCGCCGATCTGGCCCAGACCGGGGCCATGAGCCTCACGCCGCGCCGTGGACGGCATTACCTCTTTCGCCGACCGGCCGGCAAGGCATGGCGCTGCACGGAATCACGACTGGCCCCCCACGTCGATACCCGCGCGGATGGCGGCTACATCCTTGTTCCACCATCGACAGTCGAAGGGCGTGCCTACCGCTGGGCGCCCGGCCTGGAACTCGACGAGCCGCCAGAATGCCTCCCCGAACCACCGCCCTGGCTGGTCCAGGAACTCGACGGGTTGGCCCACGGAACGCCCGCGTTGGCCCACGTCGCGGCCGGGCCGGCCGAGGCGAACAAAATCCCAACCGGGCACCGCAACGCGACCCTGGCACGCCTCGCCGGCACGATGCGCCGGGTCGGGATGGCCCAGGCCGAGATCGCCGCCGCGCTCTTGCAGACGAACAAGGACCGCTGCTTCCCACCGCTGTCGCCCCGCGAGGTCGAGCGCATCGCCGCCAGCGTTGCCCGGTACGAGCCAGACCAGATCGCTGTGGCAATGGCCGAGGGGCACTGGGACCAGATGATGCAGTCCCCGGCGCCGCTGGTTCCGGTCAGCCTGGCCGACCTGGTGGCGCGCTACCCTGGCCTGCGACCACCAGTGATCCACGGCCTGCTGCGCCGCGGCGAGACGATGAACATCATTGCTCCCAGCAAGCTGGGCAAGTCATGGCTTGTGACCGACCTGGCCCTGGCCGTTGCCACGGGCCGGCCCTGGCTCGACACCTTCGAGACCGATCCGGGGAATGTGCTGATCATCGACAATGAACTGCATGGCGAAACCTCGGCCCACCGCATCCCCAAGGTCGCGGCGGCCCGGCAGATCAGCCTCGGTGAGATTGGCCAGCACGTCTTCGTGCAGAACCTGCGCGGCCACTGGCAGGACATCTTCTCGCTCGGACCGTACTTCCGGTCGCTGGAGCCGGGGCGATTCCGCGTGATCATCCTGGATGCCATGTATCGCTTCATGCCCCGGGAGATGGACGAGAACGACAACGGCACAATGGCCAACATTTACAACGCGATTGATCGCTACGCCGACCTGCTGGGCTGCTGCTTCGTGCTGATCCACCACACGAGCAAGGGCAACCAGTCGGGCAAGGCGATTACCGACGTGGGCGCGGGCGCAGGCAGCCAGAGCCGAGCGACCGACACGCACCTGGTCCTGCGCCCGCACGAGGAGGACAACGTGGTCGTGCTGGAGGCGGCCGTGCGTTCCTGGCCGCCGGTCATGCCACGATGTTTGCGTTGGGCATTCCCAGTGTGGACGCCGGCCGACGACCTCGATCCAGCACTGCTGCGGAGTGAGCAGCCGAGGAGAGCACGCAAAGAAGAAGCGGGACGGGAATGGACGGTAGAGCAGTTCGTCACCGCCTTTGTCGAAGACCAGACAAAGTTGTTGGACGCGATCCTGGTGGAGGCCAACAAGCACGGCGTCAACGACTTCAAGTGCCGCACGCTGTTGCGGAAGGCCGAGGCCGTTGGCCTGGTGCATCGCTGGGATATGGGACGGGGACGTTTGGGTTATGCCACGCAAGCGCCGCCTCAAGCAGCGTCGCCGGCAGCCGAGGAGACGGCTTCGAAGCGTGCCCAGGTGGAAGCGCTGTTGCGCGGGTCTCTCACGGCCAGTCTTGCAGAGATCGCCCGGCAATGTGGCGTGTCGCGCCAGTACGTGCATCACCTGCGCAAAGGTCTTGCGAACGCCTCTGTCAACCCGTCAACGGGGCCGTCAACAACACTTGACGAGCGTCAACAAGTTGACGCCGGTTGACAGGCTTGTTGACACCACTAAACGCTTATGCCGCAACAGGATAACTGGCTTTGTCAACAGGTTTGCATGCGTGCGACACAAAAACCCCCCATACCCCCCTGCGTGCGAGCGGCCCGAAGGCCGCCGCACGCGGACAGGGGGCGGAACATGGCGGAACTGTTCTGCGAACGGGTCGCGTAGGTACTACCGGAACGGAACAAAAAAATGACCGCCGCGGGAACAGCGGCCAAGGTAAGCACAGTTTGTTTTCGAGGTCCGAACTTCTACGGAGCAGAGAAGCCATGAAGATCGAGCTGCGGAAGCTGTCCGAGATCAAGCCCTACCCCAACAACCCCCGGCTCAACGACGACGCGGTCGAGGCTGTCGCCGCGTCCATCCGCGAGTTCGGCTTCCGCCAGCCGATCGTGGTGGACGCCGAGGGGGTCATCATTTGCGGACATACGCGCTACAAGGCCGCGCTGAAGCTCGGTCTGGAGAAAGTGCCCGTCCACGTGGCCAGGGACCTGACGCCGGAGCAGATCAAGGCCTACCGCATTGCCGACAACAAGAGCGCCGAGCTGTCCGACTGGAACTACGACTTGCTGCCCATCGAGCTGGGCGAGCTGCAGGCGCTGGACTACGACCTCGGATTGCTCGGCTTCGACCAGGACGAACTGGCCCGGCTGCTCGACCCCGTTGTCAAGGACGGCCTGTGCGATCCCGACGAATTGCCCGCCCCGCCCGACGAGGCGACCACGCGACCAGGCGACCTCTGGCTCTTGGGCAACCACCGCTTGCTCTGCGGCGACAGCGGCAAGCCCGAGGACGTGGATCGCCTGCTCGACGGCGCAGCCATTCACCTGGTCAACACGGACCCGCCGTACAACGTCAAGGTTGAGCCGCGCTCCAACAACGCCATCGCCGCCGGCCTGTCATCGTTCGGCGAGTCCAACACCCAGCCTCAGAACCATCATCAAGCCTTCGACGTCGCACGCCAGGGCCCCAAGGCGCCGACGCACAAGAAACTGCGGCCCAAGGACCGGCCCCTGGCCAACGATTTTGTCTCCGACGAGGCATTCGACCAGATGCTGCACGCCTGGTTCGGTAACCTCGCCCGCGTGCTGCTCCCTGGTCGGGCGTTCTACATCTGGGGCGGCTACGCCAATTGTGCCAACTACCCACCGGTCCTCAAGGCGTGCGAGCTGTATTTCTCCCAGGCGATCATCTGGGTCAAGGAGCATCCCGTCCTCACCCGCAAGGATTTCATGGGCAACCACGAGTGGTGCCAACCGCCCGATACCTCAATCCTGACCGCTTCCGGTTCCTCAGCCCTCCGCGGGCTGCGCGACGGCGACCGGGTCGTGAGCTTTTCTCGGCGTCACTCGATGATGGTCGGCCTGCGTCAAGGCCAAGAGGTGCGGACCACGAGCCGCCGTTACCACGGCCAGCTCTACGGAGTGGTCGTGGGTCCGCGGACGTCGTGGGCGACCGACGGGCACATTTGGAGCGTGCGGATGACGCCGGCTGCAAAAACGAAGTGGTGCGTCTACTTGATGCACCGTGGCCCCTGGTGGCGGGTCGGCCGCAGCAAGCTGTACACGACTTGGGGGCTCGGCGTCAAACAGCGGCTGGAGAAGGAGAATGGCGACGGCGTGTGGATTCTGAAGACCTTTGACACGCGCGCGGAAGCCTCGACGTTCGAGCAGATCGTCTCCGTCGCTTACGGCATCCCGACGACGTTCTGGACCGAGGCCAACACTACCCGGCGCTCGCAAGCAATGATTCGGAAGATCTACGACCACCTCGACCTCGACCAGATGGAACGGTCGGCGCGGCAAGCGCTGGCCGAGTGCGGACGCAGCATCTACTATCCGCTCGTTACGCGCGATCAGACCCGGCACAAGTACGCGCAGCGCGTGTCGCTCCTGGCCCGAAGCTGCAACCTGATTCCGGAAGTCATGGCGGTGCCGGTCCCCGCTCACGGCCAAGCGACCACCTGGGAACCGATCCGCGCGATTGACGTGCAGCCCTACGACGGCCCAGTCCACTCGATGGCCGTGGAGAAGTACCACCACTACGTCGCTGACGGGATCGTCACGCACAACTGCTTCTACGGCTGGCGTGAAGGCGCGGCTCACGTCTTCCTCGGCCCGAACAACGCGACCGATGTCTGGTCGATCAAGAAAGTCAACCCGCAGAACATGATCCATCTAACCGAGAAGCCGGTTGAACTGGCGGTGCGGGCGATGCAGTACTCGTCGCGGCCCGGCGAGAACGTCCTCGACCTGTTCGGCGGCTCGGGCTCGACGCTCATCGCCGCAGAGCAAACGGGCCGCCGGTGCTTCCTGATGGAACTCGATCCGCTGTACGCGGACGTCATTGTGCAGCGCTTCGAGAAGTTCACCGGCCGCAAGGCGGAAAGGAGGTAAACCGCATGCGCGACTACACGCTGCACGACTCGGGCGAGCGCCAGCAGTTTGCGACCGGGGCGGTGCGGGACCGGCAGGCCGGCAAGGGGCGGTTCGACCTGCTGCCCGCGCTGGCCGTGACCCGCCTGGCGCGGCACTTCGAGAAGGGCGCGGCCAAGTACGGCGACCGCAACTGGGAGCGGGGTATTCCGCTCAGCCGCTTCCTGGACTCGGCCCTGCGACACCTGTTCGCTTACCTGGCGGGCCGAGATGACGAGGACCATCTCGTGGCCGCCGCCTGGAACCTGCTGGCGTCACTGGAGACGGAGGCGCGAGCCGATGCCGGCCGGCTACCAGGAACGCTTATCGACATCGGCCCGCGACGGCTGAAGGAGACGAAGGAGGAAGCATGATCGCGTACCTTGCATCACCGTACTCGCACCCGGACCCGGCGGTGCGCGAGCAGCGTTTCCGCGCTGCGTGCCAGGCGGCGGTCGCCTTGCTCCACGCCGGCCGGGTGGTCTTCTCGCCCATCGCCCACAGCCATCCGCTGGCGCAGCACGGCCTGCCGGGCAACTGGCACTTCTGGGAGCGGTACGACCGCGCGTTCCTGGAGCGGTGCGATGAGGTCGTGGTCCTGATGCTCGATGGCTGGCAGGAGAGTGTCGGCGTGCGGGAAGAGATTCGCATCGCGCGGGAGCTGCGCAAGCCGGTGCGGTATCTGGCCCCGGAGTTGGCCGACGTTTCGCCCACGTTGGCCTGTGTCGTGTCCGGCCGCCTCGAGGCGGACCAGACGCCAACCGGGGCCGACTGCCCGCCCACGTTCGCCCACGTTGCGCCGGAGGTGCCGGGATGAAGCACGCGGCCAACGAGAAGAGACCCCGCTGGGGGGTCTCGTGGGCGAGGGGGTTGTCGGGGCGAGCTACGCTTCCGCGTCCGGCTGGTTCGGATCGTAGACGGTGCCGCAACTGTCACAGCGTACCTTCTCGTCGTCGAGCCAGACGAGGTGGTCGATGTCGTCCTCTCCACAATGCGGGCAGGCGGGGCCGGGCGGCGTCCAATCGTCCGCGCCTTCCTGGCTCTGGCAGAGGTCGTAGATGGCCATCGCCGCCAGCATGCCGACCAGCTGCTGCACCGGCTCGTCCATGCCGGCCAGCCGACCGCCGGTGCAGTCGCGGAACAGCTCGACCAGGTCGTCGGGGTCCATGCGTTCGAGGGCCGTCCGCACGTCGGCCTGCGTCTGGTCGATATGGGCCATCAGTTTCAGAACCTCGCGGTCCATCGTGGCCTCCGTTTCTACTTGGCCAGCGCGAACTTGCCGCGCTCGGTCTTGGTGAATCGGGACTCCTTGGCCTTGGTCGTGATCTCGCGCGCGATGGCGGCGTAGAGCGTGGCGGCAGGCGTCTTGCCGTTGGGGCTGCTCCAGTAGCCTTTGGCCGCCATCGCTTCGATCACCTCCTGGCAGGTCATCGCCTGGCCGGTTTCGCCCAGCACCTTGGCGGCGGCGTCCAGGCAGCCGAGCTTCTTCGGCTTGGCTTCGCCGTCGGCCTTGGCCCAGGGCCGTTTGCTGTTTCACACTGGGCAAGACGATTCGCCGTAAGTCCAAGAATGACGGCCAACCGACCGGCGCCCAACCTACCCAGCTTGAAACAGCAAACGGCCCTGGGCCTTGGCCCTGGTCGTCTTCTTGCCCTTGGCCTTCGAGGCCTTCTTGCCGTCCTCGCTCTGAGCCTGGACCTCCGGCTTGGCCTGGGGCGAGCCGTCGCGGTTGGCCGAGCAGCGCAAGCGCTGGGCGCTCTTGATGCGGACCTTCTTGTCGGTCAGCAGGTTGGTCGCGTCCCAGCCGCCGTGCGCATTCTCCGCGTCGATGCGCACCGGAACGACCTTGTCGCTGACCTTGGCCAGGTACGTTCCGCCGACCTTGATCTCGTCCTTCTTCATGGTGAGTCTCCTCATGGGAGGTTGCGATGGATTGGCTGCCATCATCAGGCGGCGGGAACCACCCGCCGCGACGCGAGGCAAGCCCGCGTTTCGGCTTTACGTCCCGAAGCGAAGTTCTCTGTCGTAGACCAAGACCCGCACGCGGTCGTCGGCGATCGGCAGCACCCGGCCCGGCAGGCCATCGGCCAGGGAGCCGAAGTAGAAGCCGTCGTGGGCCTCGCCGAAGTGGAGCGGGTTGCCATGACGCACGATCAGCAGACGCGGCGGCGCTCGCCAGACGCCAAGCAGCGCCAGCGGCCCCTCGGCGGCATCGACACCGATCGCCGCGCGGCGCTGCAGCGAGCCGGGCACCTTTGCCATCAAGAGGCCAAGGATCTCGCTGTCGCATTCGGTCTCCGGCACCAGGCCGTAGCGCTTCGCGATGCTGGCGTGGTTGCGGACGACGCCGTTGTGAACGAGCCAGCCGCGGCCGGCGCGATGCGGATGGTTGTTGCGGTTGTCGGCCGGGTCGCCGTGTGTCGCGTACCGGCAATGGCCCGCGACGATGAGCGCATCGCGGCAGCAGTCCAGCGCGTCCAGGTTCGCCGCCGCCGAGCCGGGACGCTTGAATGCGTGCAGCTTGCCGTCGGGTGTGACCCACGCCAGGCCGAAGGCGTGGACGCCGCGAATTTGCGTTTCCAGGGCGATGCGCCGGAGGCAGTCCAGGTCGGGGCCGCGTCCGGTCTTGCTCAGGTAGCCGAAGAGTCCGCACATGGGTGTCACCTCGTGGCGTTAGCGTTGCGTGTCGTACTTCTTGGCCAGGCGGCGGAACTCCACCTTGACCGCGTCCTGGGTCTCGGCGTCGAGCATCCAGCCGAAATGCTGGCCGCCATGAATGCGGGCATAGCCCGGCGACCAGGCCAGGTAGCCGATCAGCCGTTCCGCCTCGCTCTGGCCCTCGCCGGCTTTCTTCCAGCCGCCCCGCGGCGGCCGCGGGCTGAAGCTCGGCATCCGCTTGGCGGCCAAGGCGCGCTGCACCAGGCCCAGGCAGACCTGAATCCAGCCGAGGACCTTCACCACCTGCAGCGAGCCGGAGAAGACCCGGAACTCGACCGTGTCCTTGGTGCCGTTGGCCAGGTTGGTGAGGTTGAGGGCGTGGTAACGTCCGTTTTCGACCCGGTCCTTGGCGTGGTCTTTGTTGCCGTAGCGCCGCACGCCGCCGCAATACGCGCCGCGTTCGCGCTGCTTGGTGCCGGTGATGGCGTACAGGCCCTTCTCGACGTAGGCGACGATGGTCACCAGCCGGGCCAGGGCTTCGCTGGGCCAGTCGCGTTTCCACCCGACATGCACATGCACGCCGGTCGAGCCGTTGACTCGATGGTTTTTGGCCTGCAACGTTCGCAGGACCTCGGCGACCTGGGCCAGCCCCTCGGCCCCCTGGAGGACCGGGCTGACGATCTCGCAGGCGTGGCCGCCGTCGGTGGGCCGGATCGAGCCGTCGCACTCGGCGGTCCAGCCTGGCGGCAGGTAGGGAACCTGGATGCCTCGGCGGTAGCTGCCGATGCGCAGGCCGTCGTGGGCGACGGCGCTGGCCGGGGCGATGGTCTCGATCTCGATTCCAAAGGTGAGTTGGTCGGCTTGGATCATGGCGTGGTCTCTCGCAACTTGCCTGGGCGGACAGATGTACATGCGAACATCAGTCAGTTGCGCTGGGGTGCCGAGAAAGGCAAGGCGATTTGGCCGGAATTCCCGAGGAATTTCGAGATTTGTCGGAGCCGGTATGACAACTGATTATCGCGAGGCGGCCAGCCTGAACCCGAACGCGCTGCCTTTGGCCGATGCCGCCCGCCTCTTGGCCCGCGTGGGCGGCCAGGCGGTCACCGTCGAGATGCTCCAGGCAGACGTGGCGGCCGGCGCGCCCACGAACGCCGACGGGACAATCAACCTGGTCCACTATGCCGCCTGGCTCTTGAAGGAGATGGGGCGTGCCGATTGACCCGCGCAAGCTGCGGCCGAGCGAGTTGTGCCGGCTCTTGAACTCGACCCCGCTCGGCGAGGTGTTAAGCGAGCGGCAGCTCCACCGCCATCGGAGCCGGGCTGGCCTGCGCATCGGCGACGCCCGGCACGTGGACCTGCTGCGCTACGTCGCCTGGCTCGTGCAACTGCGGCATACGCCGAGGCCCGAACCAGAGCGCGATCCCTACGAGACGCTCAAAGAGCGCGCCCGCGCTCGCAACATCGCGCTGTCGCTGGCCGGGCGGGACATCGGCGAGCTGCCGGAAGTCGTGAACCCGGAGCGAAAGGAGAGGGCGGCGGCAGATTTCCGCTTCTTCTGCGAGCAGTATTTTCCGCTGACGTTCCACCTCCCCTGGTCGCGCGACCACCTGAAGGTCATCGCCAAAATCGAACAGGCCGTGTTGCGGGGCGGCCTCTTCGCAATGGCGATGCCGCGCGGCAGCGGCAAAAGCACGATCTGCGAGTGCGCCTGCATCTGGGCGGTCCTCAATGGGCACCGCGAGTTCGTGTGCCTGATCGGTAGCGACGAAGGCCACGCGATGGACATGCTCGACTCGATCAAGATGGAACTCGACGGCAACGACCTGTTGCTCGAAGACTTCCCGGAAGTGGTCTATCCGATTCAATGCCTGGACGGCATCGCCAACCGCTGCAACGGCCAGCTCTACAAGGGCGAGCGGACGCACATCGGCTGGACGGCCAGGGAGATCGTGTTGCCGACGATCCCGGAGAGCAAGGCGAGCGGGGCGATCATCAAGGTCGCCGGCATCACCGGTCGCATCCGCGGCATGAAGTACAAGCGCGCCGACGGCAAGACGGTGCGGCCCACGCTGGTCGTCCTCGACGACCCGCAGACCGACGAGTCGGCGCGGTCGCTGTCGCAATGCGCCACGCGTGAGAGCATCCTGGCCGGCGCGGTCCTCGGCTTGGCCGGGCCGGGGAAGAAGATCTCCGGCATCATGCCCTGCACGGTGATCCGGCCGGGCGACATGGCCGACAATATCCTCGACCGCGACAAGCACCCGGAGTGGAACGGCGAGCGGACCAAGATGGTCTACTCGTTCCCCGCCAACGAGAAGCTCTGGCAACAGTACGCCGAGCTGCGCGCCGACAGCCTGCGGCGTGGCAACGCCGGAGAGGAGGCGACCGAGTTTTATCGACAGAACCAGGCGGCGATGGACGAAGGGGCGGTCGTCGCCTGGCCGGAGCGCTTCAACCACGATGAACTCTCGGCGATCCAGCATGCGATGAACTTGAAGCTGCAGGACGAGGCGGCGTTCTTCGCCGAATACCAGAACGAGCCGCTGCCGGCAGAAACGGTGGACGCCGACGAACTCACGGCGGACCAGATCGCGGGCAAGCTGAACCGCATGAAGCGCTACGAGGTGCCCATCGGCTGCAATCACGTAACCATGTTCATCGACGTGCAGGCCAACCTGCTCTTCTTCGTGGTGGCGGCGTGGGAGGACGATTTCACCGGCTACGTCCTCGACTACGGCACCTTCCCCGACCAGAAGCGGCCGTACTTCACTCTCCGTGATGCGAGGCTGACGCTCGCCGGAGTGACTGGCGCGGCCGGCCTGGAAGGGGCCATCTACGCCGGCCTGGAAAAGCTGACCGCCAACCTCCTGGGCCGAGCTTGGCGGCGTGACGACGGGGCCGACCTGCGGGTCGAGCGCTGCCTGATCGACGCAAACTGGGGCTCGGCCACGGACGTGGTCTACCAGTTCTGCCGGCAGTCGGCGCACGCGGGCATCGTGCTGCCCAGCCACGGCCGGTTCGTGGGCGCCTCCAGCCAGCCGTTCAGCGAGTACAAGCGCCGGCCGGGCGACCGGGTCGGGCACAACTGGCGCATCCCCAACGTCCACGGCAAGCGGGCCGTCCGCCACGCGCTCTACGACACCAACTACTGGAAGTCCTTCGTCCACGCTCGCCTGGCCGTTTCGATGGGCGACCGGGGCTGTCTGTACCTCTTCGGCGACAAACCGGAGATACACCGTCTCTTCGCGGAGCACCTGACCGCCGAGTACCGCGTGCGGACGGAGGGCCGCGGGCGCACCGTGGATGAATGGAAACAGCGCCCGGAGCGTGGCGACAACCACTGGCTGGACTGCCTGGTCGGCTGCGCCGTGGCAGCCTCCATGCAGGGCGTGGTCCTGCCGGGCACCGACGGCACCGGCCCCGCCAAGCGCGAGCGCGTCAGCTTCGCCACCATGCAGCGGGGGAGGCGGCGATGACCGCAACGCGGCCGGCCAGAGACGAACTCGGCATTCGCTGCCCCCGCTGCGGCTGCCGCCACTTCTACACCACCAACACCGAGCCGCTCCGCGACGGCCGCATCCGCCGGCGGAAGGTCTGCCGCCACTGCGGACGTAAGGTCGTCACGTTCGAGACGATCCCGGCCGCTAACCACAGGCGCGGTTGCCAGATGTAGCACGATCTTCTCGTTTTCGCCGCCTCCTGCGTCAATTCGCTCACCAACTGGAAAGCTCTTCCTGTAGAGGGCTGCATTTGCCGTTGCGCAGGGGAGCGTTCCTCATGGCCGACGAACTCGACGACACGATCCGCCAGAACGCCCAGGGGCCAGCCAAGGCCTCGGGCGACGCCGGCAGCGTTGAACAGCACCAGCTCGACGAGCAGATCGAGGCGGACCGCTACCTCGCCTCGAAGGAAGGCGTGAAGTCGAAAAAACGCGGCCTGCGCTTCAACAAGCTCGTTCCGCCGGAGGCTTCGTAGGTGTTCGGTTGGTTATCCAAACTGTTTGCCGGTAAGGCGAGCGCCGTGCCCGACGCGCGCCGCGTCCGCTGGCTCCGCGCCCGCTACGATGCGGCTGCGACCAACCCGGACAACCGCCGGCACTGGGCCAACGCCGACGGTCTGTCGGCCAATGCCGCCAACAGCGCCGAGGTGCGTCGTATTCTGCGGAACCGCGCTCGCTACGAGGTCGCCAACAACAGCTACGCCCGCGGCATCGTGCTGACCCTGGCCAACGACACCATCGGCACCGGGCCGCGCCTGCAACTGCTCACGGCCGATGCCGAAGCGAACCGGCTCATCGAGCGCGAGTTCGCCGTCTGGGCCAAGGCCGTGAACCTGGCCGAGAAGCTCCGCACCATGCGCATGGCCCGAGCGCAGGACGGCGAAGCGTTCGCCGTCATGACGAGCAACCCCAAGCTGCCGACGCCGGTGCAGCTCGACCTGCGGCTCGTTGAGGCCGACCAGGTGACGACGCCGGACACCACGGTGCTGACCGACAACTTCGTGGATGGCATTGTGTTCGACGACGCTGGCAACCCGATCGAGTACCACGTGCTCAAGCAACATCCCGGCGACGCGATGGGACGCTACGTGCTGGAGTTCGACCGCGTTCCCGCTCAGTCGATGATCCACTGGTTCCGTGCTGACCGGCCCGGCCAGGCGCGCGGCGTCCCGGACATCATGCCGGCGCTGCCGCTGTTTGCCCAGCTCCGGCGCTTCACTTTGGCCGTGATCGCGGCCGCCGAGACCGCCGCCGACTTCGCCGGCATCCTCTACACCGATGCGCCGGCCGGCGGCGAGGCCGACGCCGCCGAACCGTTCGAGCCGATCGAGCTGGAACAGCGGGCGCTGGTGACCATGCCCGGCGGCTGGAAGATGTCGCAGTTGCAAGCGGAGCAGCCCGCGACCACCTACGCCGAGTTCAAAAAGGAGATCCTCAACGAGATCGCCCGATGCCTCAACATGCCGTTCAACGTCGCGGCGGGGAACTCGTCAGGCTACAACTACGCCTCGGGCCGGCTCGACCACCAGACCTACTTCAAGGCGATCCGCGTTGACCAGGCTCACCTCGAATGCGTCGTGCTGGACCGCCTTCTCGCGGCCTGGCTCGATGAGGCCGCGCTGATTCCGGCCTTCTTGCCTGCTGGCCTTGGCCCCATCGGCGACTGGCCGCACCAGTGGTTCTGGGACGGGCATGAGCACGTCGACCCCGCCAAGGAAGCGTCCGCCCAGGCGACGCGCCTGAGCAACCACACCACCACGCTCGCACACGAGTATGCCCGGCAGGGCCGGGACTGGGAGGAAGCCCTGCGCCAGCGAGCCAAGGAGATCGCGCTCATGCAGGAGCTAGGACTCACGCCGGCGCAGACCCAGCCGACCGAACCCAAGGAGACCAACGATGAAATCGACGAGTCGGAAGCCCAGTGGGCAGCCGCATGATTCGGGCGTGCCCAGCCTGCTCAACCTGGCCGCGACCGCCACGATTGAGCTGGCTGCCGGCGGCGACGCCGATGCCGACAAGGCGCTGCCGCGCTTCCGCATGGTCGCCTACACCGGCACCCCCATGCGGGTGGCCGGCTGGCGGCACCCGGTGGTCCTCGACCTGGCCGGCCTGTCGATCCCGTCGCAGTCGCGGCCCATCCGCTTCGGGCACGATCCGCTCTTTGGCGTGGGGCACACCGACAGTATCCGCATCGAGGAGGGCCAGCTCACGGCAACCGGCGTGGTCTCCCGCGATACGGCCGCGGCCCGCGAGATCGTCGTGTCGGCCAAGAACGGCTTCCCCTGGCAGGCGTCGGTCGGCGCCAGTGTCGAGGAGTTCGAGTTCATCAAGGAGAACCAGAAGGTCGTGGTCAACGGCCGGGCGCTGACTGGCCCGCTCAACGTCGTTCGCAAGGCGACGCTCGGTGAGATCAGCTTCGTCGATCTCGGGGCTGACGGCCGCACCAGCGCGACCGTCGCCGCGACCAACCCGCCGGGAGATGCACCCGTGAACACCCAAGACGCCAACACCGAGGCCGCCGGCGCGGTCTCGTCCCAAGCGCCGGAACCATCGGCGGACCCGCAGCCGACGGCCGAGGAGGTCCGTGCCCAGGCCCTGGCGGAGACCAGCCGCATCGCTGCCATCCGCCGGGTGTGCGCCGGCCGGCACGCGGACATCGAGGCGCGGGCCATCCAGGAGGGCTGGGACGCAACCCGCACCGAGCTGGAAATCCTCCGCGCCGACCGCCCACGCTCGCCCGCCATCCACATCGCCGACAGCACCATCACCGCGACGGTGCTCGAAGCGGCCTGCGTGCTCACGGCCAAGCTGGGCCGGGTCGAAGAGTTGTACGAGCCGCAAACGCTCGACCTGGCCAGCCGGCGCTTCCGCGGCGGCATCGGTTTGCAAGAGTTGCTTCTGGAAGCGGCCTGGGCCAACGGCTACACCGGCCGCAACTTCCGCGACCACCGGGCCGTGCTACGCTTCGCTTTCGGACGCGGCATCGAAGCGTCCTTCTCGACCATCGACATCGGCGGCATTCTCTCCAACGTCGCCAACAAGTTCCTGCTCGAGGGGTTCTTCTCGGTCGAGCGCACCTGGCGGAACATCACGGCCGTCCGCAACGTCAGCGACTTCAAGACCGTGACCAGCTATCGGCTGGTGGGCAAGGACCAGTATGAGCAGGTCGCGCCGGGCGGCGAGCTGAAACACGGCACCCTTGGCGAGGAGAAGTACGAGAACCGGGCCGACACCTACGGTTTGCTGCTGTCCATCGACCGACGCGACATCATCAACGACGACCTGGGCGCGATCACCACCGTGCCGCGCAAGCTCGGTCGCGGCTCGGGTTTGAAGATCAACGACGTTTTCTGGACCACGTTCCTCAACAACAGCACCTTCTTCACGGCCGCCCGCGGCAATTATCTCACGGGCGCCACGACGGCGCTGGGGATCGACGGCCTGACCAAGGCGGAAGTGGCTTTCATGGAGCAAGTGGACGCCGACGGCAAACCGACCGGCGTCATGCCGGCCATCCTTTTGGTCCCACCCAGCTTGAGCGCCATTGGCTCGCAGCTGTTCAAGTCGATGGAGCTGCGCGACACGACCTCGAACCTCAAGTATCCGGTGTCCAACCCGCACCAGGGCAAATTCCGCGTCGAGGTCAGCCGCTATCTCGCCAACACGCAGTATCCCGGCAACTCGCAGACGGCCTGGTATCTCCTGGCCGATCCCAACGATCTGCCCGTGATCGAGGTCGCGTTCCTCAATGGGCAAGAAGGACCGACCATCGAGACGGCTGAAGCGGACTTCCAGACCTTGGGCGTGCAAATGCGCGGCTATACGGATTTCGGTTGCTCGCTGATCGAGTACCGCGGCGGCGTGGAGTCCGCCGGGGCGTAAGGGAACACGGGGAAAAGCGACTATGACCACCGCTGAATTCATTCGCCGAGCCAAAGCGGTTCACGGGGAGCGCTTCGATTACGGCGCGGCCGCCTATCGGGGCTTTACCGCACCGTTGACTCTGGGCTGTCGCCGGCACGGCCTGTTCAGCACCACTCCCAAGAGTCATCTGCACTCCAAAGCCGGCGGCTGCCGGCCGTGCATCGAGCGCGCTCTTCGTCCCGATACCCTGCAGCGGCAGCAAGACGCCTTCCTGCGAAAGGCGAGGCTGGTCCACGGCAATCGCTACGAGTACGGCCCGGGCGTCTCCGAAGACGGCCGTTGCTGGGTCACCGTGGTGTGTGCGAAACATGGACCATTTCTGCTACGTCGGGCAAAGCACCTGCGAGGCCACGGCTGCCGGCAATGCTCCCACGCCCGCCTTTCCCAGGAGCGGCGGTTGTCCGTGTGGGAGTTGATAGATCGGATCGCGGCCGCCCAGGGGCTAGTGGGTTATCCATCTTCATTTGACGGGTAGAGTTTCCGCAACTTCTGTCGTGCCACGGCGAGGGTGAAGGTCCAGTGGATGCGTGCCTCCAGAGCGTTGCGTTTGCCCTCCCA